ATTTGCAATGGGGTTTGGATTTCTATGATACATACTAGTAACAATAAAGATTGTGGTGCGGATGACCCCTGTGATGATTGGTCACACCACCCTATACCTTAAACCTAAGAAGGAGTACATTAAATGAAAGAGTACAATGAAGAGTCAGCCATTACAGCCATAGAAAATCTCTTACGCAGTAGCAGATGTATACCATACGGTAATGGGGTATCCCCAGAGAGTTGCTTATATTATGATGTACATAATGGTTTAATAGATGCTATAGGTTTGTTGGGTGGTGACGTAACTAAGTACAGTTACATTGATCCAGACAATCCTGATATGGAAGGAAGAGTATAATGATTACAGCAGCATTGATGTGCCTTGCAATGAATGTCTACCATGAAGCTAGGAGTGAGCCAATGGTAGGCCAGTATGCAGTAGCACACGTAGTAATTAACAGAGTAAATAGTAACAGATGGCCCAACGATGTATGCTCTGTTGTACATCAGGGGCTACACAAAGGCAGACACAAGTGTCAGTTTAGCTGGTACTGTGATGGTAAGTCAGACAAAGTACACGAAGAAGTACCATGGGCTAGGGCGTTGATCGTAGCTGATGGTGTGCTACGTGGTAAGGTTCCTGACTTAACTAAGGGTGCAACACACTACCATGCAAGGTACGTTAACCCGTACTGGAGTGCCTCACTTAATACTACTGTGACTTATGGGTCACACAAGTTTTATGAATAAGTCTGGGTAATAGTAATGTGTTGTAATATATATACAACTATGGCACAGTTGCCGTACACATAAACATAAGGAGAACAATATGCCGTTTGATATTCCAGAGTACTTAGACTTTGACATTGCCTTTGAGCCTACACGCATGAAGGATAAGAAGTACGTAATAAATCAAGAGACAGCAGAACCTATTGGTATTGTTGGTAATTCTTTCCAGTGTGCATCACATGGAGACTTCTTTCGTGGTGTCGTTGACACTGCAACGGAGACACTAAATGCTCATGACCTAGAAGATGCAGACTTTTCTTTTAGTACTGCACGTAATGGTGCATGGGCTATGCTTGACATCACCCTGCCTAACGTCACCAAAACTATTGTAACAGATAAGTTTGAGACATCAGTAGGTAACAGGATCGTCAGTCTACATGGGCTTGATGGATCGTGTAGCAATCAGGCTTTCTTTGGTGCAATTGATTTCTTCTGTACTAATGGTTGCATCAGTGGTGATCACGACAAGGTGCGTAAGAAGAACACATCTAACTTTACAATGAATAGTTTTATCTATGAATTGAATAGAGCTAGGACGGACTTCTATACTCATGCAGAAAAGATGCAGGTATGGGCGCAGACTAGCCTCAAGTATGTAGATGTAAGCACACTGCTTGATAGTATGCTGGCCTCTAAGCGTAAGTCTGAGAAGATGTACAGCTTGTACATGAGTGAGGCATCGACACGTGGACACAATAAGTTTGCTTTGTATAGTGCCATGACTAACTATGCTACCTATGCAGACGAACGTAATGGGTTCAACCTACGCAACACTGGCAACGACACACAGGCCATGTCTATGTGGTCACGTGAGCAAGAGGTATCTAAGTGGGTCAGCGATAAACTTTTCGTTGAGTTGGAAGCCGCTTAATGGCAAAGCTACCTAGATACGTACAGGAAAGGGTGTCACCTTCGGGTGACATCTCCTACCGTTTCAACCCGCCACAAGTTCTTGTAGATGAGGACGTAGTTGTACGAGAAGAGTACGGCAGTGACCTCAAGCAGGTGCGACAACTTGTTAAGGTACACAATGATGCCATTGATACCTATCGTTCTGCATTAGCAAAGGTTATACAACTAAAGCCTAGCAGTAGAGTTACCGACTTAATAAATATGTACTATCAATCTAATGATTTCAATATGTTACGTGACAATACTAAAGTGGATTACAGATACTTCCTTACAATTCTCCACCAGAGTTTGGGTACACGTAAGTATGAGATGGTGACATCGAAGATGGCTAAGGCTACGTATGAGGAATGGGTCAAGCGTGGCATCAGCTTTGCTAACCATGCCGCTACCTGTGCCAGTAGGGTGTACAACTATGCAATCAAGATGGAGCATACGTATCAGAACCCGTGGTCTAAGATTGAGAGATACACTACACCACAACGCAAGGTAGTGTGGCAACATGGAGATGTAATCAAGTTTCTTGACACAGCCTACAGTGACTACGAGTACAGAAGTATAGGCTTGATAGTACAGATGGCATACGAATGGTGTCAGAGACTAGGCGATATGAGGACGTTACAGTGGGGTAACCTTGATTTAGAGGGTAGGGTACTCAAACTTGAACAAAGCAAACGTAGGGCTGACGTAGAGCTTCCTATCTCCCCTGAGCTAACGGCTATGCTGATTGAACAGTCGGTACAGTTTGGGTTCCAACCATACGTAGCACCACATCCAAGGCCAGTGATGGGTGAGTACCAACCGTATGCAATGGAACGTCTATCAAAGGTAGGACGTAGGGTAATGAGGCTGGCTAAGTTGCCAGAAGAACTACGACTTATGGACTTACGTAGGACAGGGGTGACACAGATGATTGACAAAGGTGTACCAATTGGGCAACTAATGTCAGTGACAGGCCACAATAATGTGTCTTCTGTGAAACCATACATGAAGCATACTTACGATGCTGCAAATAATGCCTTGACACAAAGAAACGTTCGTGTACAATCGAGTACTTAACGAGTAACAAAGAAAGTGATATAACACATGAATATAAATAGTATTATAAGTGATCTATCACTAGTAAGTGGTGAGACAAGACGTATGACTTGTCCATTATGTAATACTAAGAACACATTTACTGTGACCAATGACATGGGTTCTGTTATATGGAATTGTTACAAGGCTAGTTGTTCGTTGTCAGGTGGTACTAACGTATCAATGACAGCGGATGACATACGAAAGTTTCTTCATGTTGTTGCAGATGAGACACACGTTGCAACATTTATTAAACCTGAATGGTTTGTAAGAGACTACAAAAAGATTGCTTCCTTTTGTAATGAGTGGGAGCTTAATGCACAAGACCTAGGGCTTTTGTATGACGTTAGAGAACATCGTGTGGTGTTCCCTGTTGTACATGGTGGAGTTACAGTAGATGCTACGGGTAGATCATTGGGTAAACGAATACCTAAATGGAAACGCTATGGAAAAAGTTACTTGCCATACGTATCAGGCCGTGGTAAAACTGCTGTAGTTGTTGAGGACTGCATAAGTGCCGCAGTTGTAGGTGATAGTGATGGATGTGTTGGGGTCGCAGTGTTGGGTACATCACTATCAACTGGACACAAGGAATACTTATCGCAGTTCTCAACGGCAATAATTGCACTAGACCCTGACGCACTACCCAAGACCCTGCAGTTCGCAAAAGAATTACGTAGCTACGTTGATAACGTCAAGGTGCTACGACTAACCGATGACCTCAAGTACCAAGAGCCAACCGACATGGCTAACCTTTTAACCCTAGGAGAATAACCAATGGAACTATCCCTTATACGTAGCCTTATGGACAAACCATTCTATGATGACCACAAGGGCGCACGTTGTCCTGACCGTCTGTTCAGCAAGGATGTACGCAAGATCAAGCAAGCCATCGACAGTGCTATGGATCGCTATGAGCGTACCGTCACACCTGCTGAGATCGAAGCACTATTCATGGCAGAGAACGCCACACTTACTACAGCCCAGCGCCAAGCATACAGTGTACTGTTTGTACAAGTTACTAAGCAAGCTGTGATGGGTAGTGACATAGCACAGGACGTACTGTCTAAGCTATTCCAACAGGTGATAGGCGAGGACATTGCCAACCTTGGATTTGACTACGTTAATGGTAGCAAGACAAGCCTTGATCCACTACGTCAGATGCTTGAGTTGTATGGTGATGACTTCACCCCTAACCTCAAGATACAATGGGAAGACATTGACCTTGATACTATCCTTGCCATGACTGACCTTGAGTCACAGTGGACATTCAACATACCTACGTTGACCCGTAAGGTTGAGGGCATCAATGCTGGTCACTTGATTGAGGTAGGTGCTAGACCTAACACAGGCAAGACATCCTTTCATGCATCCCTTGTGGCGGCACCGGGTGGCTTTGCATGGCAGGGTGCTAAGACAATCGTACTGTGTAATGAGGAAGGCTACCACCGTGTTGCCCACCGCTACATCACAGCGGCAACTGGCATGGACAAGCATGAGATCGTCAAGCGTAAGTCTGAGGCAATGGCTATCTTCAATAAGATACGTGACAACGTTATGTTCAAAGATGCCACAGGCCGTGACATGAATTGGGTTGAGTCAGTATGTAAGTCATACAAGCCTGACATAGTTATACTAGACATGGGTGACAAGTTTGCACGTACTGCAGGGTTCTCCCGTCCTGATGAGGCACTCAAGGCTAACGCCATACAAGCTAGGCAGATAGCCAAGCAACAAGAGTGTGCCGTATTCTATATGTCTCAGCTATCGGCAGAGGCAGAAGGTAAGGTTGTACTCAACCAAGCCATGATGGAAGGTAGTCGGACAGGTAAGGCGGCAGAAGCTGACCTGATGTTCATGATCTCTAAGAACCCTACCGTTGAGGGACAAGAAGAAGAAGACCTTCAGCGTCACATCAACGTGGTCAAGAACAAACTGTCTGGCTGGCACGGCATTGTGCATACAGACCTTGAGTACAAGACTGCGAGGTACGTAGCATGATACCTCTGATGATGGATCAAGATGTTAGATGTTGTGATTCATGTAACGTTGAATTAACAAATGATAATCAATACGAAACGATGTTACTAAATAAATGTTACAGATGCATAGACTGCCACAAAAGAAAGATGGGCGTCACTAACAATGGACGTATGTATGTAAACGGAAAGTATGTAGCAAGGAAGCATCCGTTGTACAAACCGGGACGTTATAAATCCTTTGGTGATCTTGCCTTTGGTTCGTTAAACAACTACAGTCAAATCAAAGAAGGGTATGTGTACGCTATTGTAAATGCCGCATGGCCTGAGTGGGTCAAGATAGGTAAGGCACTTGATGCAGAAGACAGGCTCAGTGGCTACCAAACAAGCTCACCTATGCGGGACTACAAGCTGGTATACTCAGTACACTTTGAGGATCGTAACGTAGCGGAACGTAAGGCACACACACTGGCGGCGTTCAAGACGGCACACCCTTGGAACAAGCATGACAATGGTGAGTGGTTTAAACTGACAGAGGTAGAGGCAATAGAAATACTAAAGGAGACTACAGATGATTGATGCAACACTAATAGACTACATGGGTACTGACCTGTCGGTAGTTAATGCAGCCCGTGTATCCTTTGGTAAGAAGAGTGAGTCGTTGGGTAGTGTAACCGCCAATGGAGTTACCCGTCAGGTACTACATGATAGTGACACCAAGCTAATCAACTACCTAGCCAAGCATAAACATACCTCACCCTTTGGTCATTGCTTTGCATCCTTCCACATCAAGGCACCTGTGTTTGTGGCACGACAGTTGGTTAAGCATAAGTTCCTACGGTGGAATGAGATCAGTCGTAGGTATGTAGACACTAAGCCTGAGTTCTATGTTCCTGATGTGTGGCGTGGTAAGGCAGAGGATAAGAAGCAAGGTAGCGATGGTGTTATAGAGGAAGCAACGCACATCCTATACAGCAATAATGAGTTCTATGGTTGTATAGATGAGACAGACCCATACTATCAATGTCTTAATTCCTATGAGGGTTTATTGAGACTAGGCGTGTGTCCTGAACAGGCACGTATGGTACTACCACAGTCGATGATGACTGAATGGTATTGGTCAGGTAGCCTTGACGCCTTTGCAGATATGTGCAATCTTAGGTGTTCAGGTGATACACAATTAGAAACTAGGCTAGTAGCAAATCAAATCTGTGACAGTATGAAGGAACTGTTTCCTGTATCTTGGTTTGCATTGAGATTGGAGAAATAAAATGTGGGCAGTAATGTTTGAGATTGATACAGGTGAATTTGTATACGACACAGGTAAGGATTCCTTTACAGCGGATGATCCAACCGTATGGTTTAACACTAAAGAAGATGCACAGAAACGTGCAGACAAATGGAACACAGGTATAGTAGTACCGTACATCAGACCAATGACGGAAGATGAACAGAAAAGATCAATACAAAGAAGGGGGTACATTTAAATGACAACAGCAACATCAACGGCAGAGATACGTTTGTACAACGCAATGGTAAACAACTCGCTTACTATAGACGAAGCCATCATAGCAATGGAACAATTCAGGGATCACTTAAATGTAGATAACTTGATAATACAAAACGAAGGGGTTGACAATCGTGCCAAGATATACGATAACGACTTCACAGTATTAGATGAATGGGACACATGGACAGACTAAGGGGAGCGACACCAACATGAAACACTTAACCCTAGACGTAGAGAACACAGTGGTCAAACGCAATGGCAAGATGCACCTTGATCCGTTTGAGCCAGAGAATACATTGGTTATGGTAGGCATGCTAGATGATCTTGGAAACGAAGATATTATAACTTTCGATCACTCAGAGCAACAACCTACCACAGAGGGGCGGCGTATAGTGCAAGACGCATTAGATGCCACCTCTCTACTTATTGCACACAACGCACCGCATGATTTGCTATGGCTATGGGAGTCAGGGTTTGTATATGACGGTGAGGTATTCGATACCATGTTGGGTGAGTACGTTCTGCAGCGTGGACAGAAGCAACCGCTATCACTTGAAGCGTGTGCAGAACGTTATGAA